AACAACAACATATTCATCGAATCCATATAAAAAGTCGGAATCTATACCCAGTGAATATAGTCAATCATCTAAAACCATAAACATTGATTTGAATGCACTATCTGCAGAAGCACAAGGTAATTTCAATGGTTATATTAGAAAACGTGCTAAGATAGTAGGACAAACTAGTGGTGCAATTGCATATGTAAAGGATGTGAGATTAGTGGCTGACGTTAATGGATCTATATTTGGATCATTCTTTATAAAGAATCCTCATGTAGATCCTGCTCCAAATCCCAGAATTCTTACCGGAAAGAAAACTTACAGATTAACTAGCAGTAAGGACAACAAAACTCCTATACCTGGAAGCACTAAAATTTCTGCTGGAGATTCTACTTATACTGCAAATGGAACTTTCCGCAGAACACAACAAGTAACTACAAATGTAACTACAAATGTAACCACAAATGTGACAACTAATATTAATACTAATACTACTACTCTGACAAATATTATAACTAGGACAAATACTACAGCACGTAGAGTAGATCCCTTAGCACAATCTTTCTCAGTTGGTAGAGATATTGATGCTCCAGACTTTAGTGGTGATAATGATGATGATAATGGTGTATTTTTAACAGAATTGGATATATTTGTCAGTTCTAAACCAAAGGGCAATGAACCACTTACTGTCGAAATAAGAACAGTGGAATTAGGAATTCCAACTTTAAATATACTTGGAGAACCAAAAACTTTACTTCCAAGTCAAATTTCAACATCAAACAACGGAACGGCAGCAACTAGAGTTACATTTGAATATCCGATTTTTCTTGCTCCTGGACAAGAATATGCAGTTGTTTTACTTGCACCAAATACAGATCAATATGAAGTTTGGACTGCAAAAATGGGAGAAAGTACAATAGAAACTAAGAGTCTTCCAAAGTCTGAATCGATAAGATATTCCAAGCAATTTGCACTTGGAAGTTTATTCAAGTCTCAAAATGGATCTACATGGACTCCTGCACAAGAATCCGACCTTAAATTTAAACTGTATAAAGCAAAATTCACTGAAACTACAGGTGTTGCACATTTTGGCAATCCTCCTCTAGACAGTAGTAATGGTTATGTTCCTACTCTGCAAGAAAATTGCATAACAGTGTTACCAAAAGAAATAACTCTTGGTATTACAAAAATTAATTCTAATAATACTACACTTAACAATGTTCTATCTCCTGGTAGAAAAATTAAAGGTGCTATAGGAAACAGTTCTGGAATTATCAGTTCTGTTGGTAGTGTTGCTTCTAATACAAGTATTACAAATGGTGGTTTGAATTATAAAACTCGATCTGCTGTTTCTACAGTTAATGTTTTTGGTAAAGGTTCTGGATTGACTTTAGATATTACTGCCACTAATGGGATTATTACCGGTGCATCAATTGCTAGTGGAGGAAATGGATATAAAGTTGGTGACGTTGTAACCATTGTAAATGGAACAAATGAAACTGGTAGAAATGCCTTAATTAGTGTCAGTGCAATTGATGGAATTGATACATTATACTTAACTAATGTTCAGGGTGAAGTCGGTTCTGGAAAAGCATTTGATACTGGAGGATCACAAACCTTACAATATTTTAATGCAGACTCCACAGTAGTATCCTTAGCATCAACTACGATAAACAACAGAACTCAAGAAGATACTGGACTTTTCAGTGGTGATTATCTTCAAGTTCAACATTTTAATCATGGAATGTATGCTAATAACAATAAGTTGAAATTATCTGATATTGAATCTGATACAGCACCAGAAATTTTAACAGCAAATCTTTCTGCTACGGTAGGAGCTAGTGGATTTATTCAAGTTAGTGATTCTTCAGTATTCCAGGTGTTTGAGGGTCAAGGAATTAATGCATCAAATCTCGGATATGTTAAGATTGGAGATGAAATTGTTGGATATAGTTCCGCAATTTCAAATCAACTTACGATTGATTCGAGAGGAGTAGAAGGTGTAGTACAAGATCATTTAGTTGGTGACGAAATAGTAAAATATGAATTTTCCGGAGTTTCATTGAGAAGAATTAATAATGTTGTTTATGATATCGCAGATTTGACTACTCAAGATATTATTGAAAGTGATTCTTACTTTATTAAAATTGATAAAGATCAAACTTCCACAATAGAAGGAAAAACAATTAGTGATGTTAACAGATCTGCTGACTCTGGATCAACTCCACAACTATCATTTAAATCTGGACTAATTGGTGGGGGAAATAATGTTAAAGCTACTGAAAATATAATTTTTAATCGAATTAATCCAAGATTTAATGTAATATCACCTGGAAGACAAACTTCCGTATCCACAGATATCAGAACTACAACTGGAACTAGTATTGATGGAAATGAATTATCATTCACTTTAGCAAACAATATTGAACCAGTAATAGCAAATCAAATAAATGATTTGAATTCTGTTCGTATGGTTTGTTCTAGAGTAAATGAATTAAATCAAACACAGTTTGATAATGTTTCTGGAAGAAGATCATTTAATTCAACAGTTACTTTGAGTACAACTAATGAAAATCTCTCTCCTATGATATTCATCGATGATTCTGCAGTGGAATTTATTTCTGATGATATTAATAGTCCAATAGCAAACTATACTACGGATTCTAGAACAAATTCTATTGCCAATGATCCTCATGAAGCAGTTTATGTTTCTAATGTAATAGGTCTCGCACAACCTGCTTCTTCTCTCAAAGTTATATTAACAGCATACAGACCAGAAGGTTCTGATATCAGAGTTCTTTATGGTTTAGTAAGAGAAGATTCTGTTGGAATAGAACAGGAGTTTGAACTCTTCCCAGGATTCGATAACTTAGAGTCAAGTTCCGATGGAACTTTAAAAGTTGTAGATTCATCATTAAATGATGGTAGACCTGATGTAAGAGTTCCTGCAAGTGAAAGAAATCAGTATTTAGAGTATGAGTTTACTGCAAACGATCTTGAAGATTTTAGTGGATATAGAATTAAAATTGCAATGTCATCTACAAGTCAAGCAAATTATCCAATAATTAGAGATCTTAGAACGATTGCATTAAAATGAAAAATTTAATTAAAGTTAAGGACCATCCTCATCTCTATAGGGATGAGGATACTGGAGCAATTGTAAATTATGATACAATTGGATACAATCAAAGATTAAAAAAAATTGAAAATCAAGAATCTAAAAAAAATGAGTTAGATAATATGAAAAAAGATATTGATGAAATCAAATCTTTATTGAAAGAATTTTTAAATAAATAAGATCTTCCTTACTTGATAATATAAATATCTAAAGGAAAGTATGCCCATCTGAATAATGGCAGTATTTGTATCAAATATAGTAATTGAGCAGGGATTTGATTTTAATACTAATTTTGTACTAGAGGATGTTTCCACAACTAATTTTTTGGATTTGAGTGGTTACACAATAGAGTCCAAACTCAAAAAAACATACAGTTCTTCTGGTTCAGTTTCTTTTGCATCAACTGTAATAAGTGCTGCTGGAGGAGAAGTTAAAATATCACTAGCATCTACAGAAACAACCAATTTAAAAGGTGGTAGGTATGTTTATGATGTTAAAGCATCTAATGGATCTAGTGTATTAAAATTGGTGGAGGGAACTGCACTAGTTAGACCGGGAGTAACTAGATAATGCCAACAATAAGAGGTTCTGTTAAGCAATCATCAGTAATAAAGGCTAGAGTTGGTCAACAAAATGTATCTCGCGTATTATCTAATGCATCTTCTCCTCCAACAAGATTAATAGATTTAACTGATGTAAATAATCAGTTAAAAGATAAAGATGGAATGATTCTTGTCTGGGATCTTCCAACTCAAACCTTTATAATGACAAGTGTCATTGATGCAGATACTTTAAGTATTGGTAGTAGTGTTTTTTATACTGATACTACTGATAATATTTTAGGTGATGCCAATACTGGTGCTGTTCAAACTGATGGTGGTGTTGGAATTGGTAAAAATTTGACAGTTGGTTCCAGTTTTTCTGTCGCTGGAACAATTGATAATACTTTAGGTAATGCCCATACTGGTGCGGTTCAAATTGATGGTGGTGTTGGAATTGCTAAAAATTTATCTATTGGTTCTAGTTTATCAGTAAAAAAATCATTATTTTATGATTCTGAAAATTTTTATTCTCCTAACGGAGTTGCATATTTCGATAGTAGTGGAAAACTTGTTAGTGGACTTAGTACAGAATCTCCAATTTCTACAAGTAACTATATATTAACAACACTAGAAATCGCAGGAATAGGAACTCCTGTATGGACAAGCACTATTGACGGAGGAGAATACTAGTGTCTAAACCAAATACCAAACAAGGATTAATTGATTATTGTTTAAGACAACTTGGAGCTCCTGTATTAGAAATTAATGTAGCAGATGAACAGATTGATGATCTGCTTGACGATACTATTCAATATTTTAATGAACGTCATTTTGACGGAGTTGAAAGAATGTATCTAAAATATAAAATTTCTCAAGATGACATTAATAGAGGTAAGGCAAGTGGAACGGATGGAGTTGGAATTGTAACAACTACTGGAACCTCGACCATAGTTGGAACTGCAACTACATTTAATTTTTACGAGAATTCAAATTATATTCAAGTTCCAGAATCTGTTATAGGAATTGAAAAAATATTTAAGTTTGACACCAGTTCAATTTCTGGTGGAATGTTTAGTATTAAGTATCAATTATTTTTAAATGATTTGTACTATTTTAATTCTGTAAATCTTTTACAGTATTCGATGACTAAAACTTATTTGGAAGACATTGACTTTTTACTTACTACCGATAAACAAATAAGATTCAACAAAAGACAAGATAGATTATATTTGGATATAGATTGGGGAGCACAAACCAAAGATACATTTTTTGTGATAGATTGTCATAGGGCATTGGATCCAGAATCATTCACTCAAATATATAATGACTCATTTGTAAAAAAATATTTGACCGCAATGATAAAAAGGCAGTGGGGTCAAAATTTAATGAAATTCAATGGTGTTAAACTTCCCGGTGGAATTGAATTAAATGGGAGACAGATATACGAAGATGCTCAGAGAGATTTAGATGACATTAAGCAGAGAATGTCCTCTGAATATGAATTACCACCTTTAGATTTTATTGGATAATCATGGCATTAAATCCCTTCTTTCTACAAGGTTCTTCCAATGAACAATATTTAATTCAAGATTTAATCAATGAACAGTTGAAAATCTATGGTATAGATGTTTATTATCTTCCTAGAAAGTTTATGAGAACTGATAATATTTTAAATGAAGTAGAAACATCTAAATTTGATGATAATTTTGTCATAGAGGCATATCTTGAAAATTATGAAGGATATGCTCCTGGTAGTGACTTAATGACTAAATTTGGATTGAGATTAAAAAATGAAATTAATTTAGTTATTTCAAGAGAAAGATTTGAAGAATTTATAGTTCCTCTACTAAAAGGAAGGGATCAGGCAGTTACTGATGGAAATATAACAGATTATGAGATGAATTTAGTTTCCAGACCAAAAGAAGGAGACTTAATTTATTTTCCTTTAGGAGAGAGATTATTTGAAATAAAAAGAGTAGAATTCGAAAAACCTTTTTATCAATTAGGAAAAAATTATGTTTATGAACTGCAATGTGAACTTTATGAATATGAAAATGAAGATGTTGATACTTCAATCGAAGAAATTGACACAACTGTTGAGGATGAGGGTTATATCACATCTTTAATCTTAGGTGCATCTCAACAAACGACTGCTACAGCAAATTCTTCAATTGATGATGGTGTCGTAAGTAAAATTGTATTACTTGACGATGGATCTTCATATTCATCAATACCAACTATTGGAATTTCATCTTCACCAACAGGAAATGTTGCAGACGATGCAACTGCTGTTGCAATTACAACATCTGTAGGTGATGCAAAGTCTATAGAATCTATAGTAATTACTTTTGGAGGTCGTGGATATAATACTTCGAATCCACCATTAGTTACCATTACTGGAGGTGGAGGAACTGGAGCTGCAGCAACTTCTATAGTTTCTAATGGTGCGGTAAATAAATTTACAATAACAAATAATGGTAAAGAATATTATTCTGAACCAACTGTTACTGTCACTGGTCCATCAGTGGGACAAACTGCAACTGCAAAAGCAATATTCAATTCATCTACAGGAACGATTCATGGAATTCAAATAGTAAATGCTGGATTCGGATATACTCAAGCACCAACTGTACAAATTTCTGCTGCATCCACGATAAGTATTGGTGGAACATACATTTATAATGAAACTGTTACCGGTTCTCTATCTGGAACAACTGCAGAGGTTAGATATTATAATTCTCGTACAGATTTAGATGCTAACAATCCACCTGGTGATCTTAGAGTTGCTATTAATAGTGGACAATTCTCCCCCGGAGAAGTTATTGTTGGATCGGCATCTTCCGCAAGATATATACTTAAATCATATGATAATGACAGTTATGAAGAATCATACGATAAAAATGAGGAATTTGAAACAGAAGCAGATTCTATTTTAGATTTCACTGAGGTCAATCCATTCGGAGAAGTTTAATGTTAGGAACGTATTTTTATCACGAAATTATACGAAAAACTATTATTGGTTTTGGAACTTTATTTAATGATGTTTACATTAAACATTTGAATAAAGATGGAACTATTGCGGATGAAACTAAAGTAGGTTTATCATATGGTCCCACTCAAAAGTTTTTAGCAAAAATTCAACAACAATCCGAATTGTCTAGATCAATTGCTATAACACTTCCAAGAATGTCATTTGAAATGACGGGACTTCAATATGATCCTACCAGAAAAACTGGGGTAACACAAACTTTTAGAACAACTGATACTGATGGTAATGTTAAAAAAGTATACATGCCTGTACCATACAATATTGGATTTGAATTGAGCATATATTCTAAATTGAGTGATGATGCCTTGCAAATAGTTGAACAAATTTTACCGTTTTTTCAACCTTCTTTCAATATAACTATTGATTTAATTAGTTCTATTGGAGAAAAAAAAGATATTCCTGTTGTTTTAGATAGTATTGACATGCAAGATGACTATGAGGGAGATTTCAGCACCCGTAGGGCATTAATTTACACATTAAGATTTACAGCAAAAACTTACATGTTCGGTCCTATTGCAGATAGCACAGATGGTCTGATTAAGAAGGTTCAAGTTGACCTTTATTCAAGCACTGATACTAAATCTGCAACGAGAGAGATGAGGTATACAGTGACACCAGATCCAATAACCGCAGAACCCGGAGATGATTTTGGATTTAATGAAACATGGGAAACATTCACGGACTCTAAAACTTTTAGTCCAACCAAAAAAGAGGATTATTAATATATCATGAATAATAATTATGACTCTATCGACGAAGCTCTTAATATTGAGAGTGATATAGTAGAAACAAAAAAGATTAAAGACTCTGAGATTGTAAAATCTAAAGATAATGATATAGAAAAAGACTATACATATAGTCGTGCCAACCTCTATTCCCTCATAGAAAAGGGTCAGGAGGCAATTAATGGTATTATGGAAGTAGCAGGTGAAGGAGGAAGTCCGAGGGCATATGAGGTCGCTGGGCAGTTAATTAAGAGTGTTGCAGACACAACAGATAAACTAATCGACTTACAAAAGAAACTCAAGGAAGTTGAGGATGAATCTAAGAAAACCACAAATAATGTTACTAATAATGCAGTATTTGTAGGATCTACTTCAGAACTTCAAAAAATGTTAAAACAAGGTTTTCTAAATAATAAAGAGTAATTTACTTTTTTATTGATGAAAAAGTGTAAGAAGGGATATTATTATTGCCATACTGAAAAAAAATGTAAACCAATTCCTGGTGGATATCGTGTAGGATTTGGTGGATATCTTCGTAAAGAAAATGATTCAGATTCTGATGAAAATAAAAATGGTAATGGAAATGGTAGTAGTAATGGCAATGGTTCTGGCAATGGTGGTAATGGGAATGGGAGTGGCAATGGTGGATCCAACGGAGGTAACGGTGGAGGAGGAATAGGAGAAGGAACCCTTCATAAATGGTTTAAGGGTTCTAAATCAAAAGATGGAAAAGGTGGATGGGTCAATGTTGTTACAGGTGGAACATGTGCAAGTGATGAACCCGGAGAAGGTACACCAAAGTGTGTCTCTTCAGCAAAAAGGGCAAGTATGAGTAAGGCAGAAAGACTCTCTGCTGCCAGAAGAAAGAAAAAAGCAGACCCCGGACAACAACAAAAATCTGGTGCTGCAAAACCAACTTACGTTTCTACAGACAAAAAGAAAATGAAAAAAGAAGAAGTAGAGATTATTGAAGGAAAAGATAAGAAAGGTAAAGGTAGTGGAACCAAAGATGCTTGTTATCATAAGGTCAAGTCTCGTTATTCTGTGTGGCCTTCTGCTTATGCTTCAGGTGCTCTTGTAAAATGTCGTAAGGTTGGTGCTGCTAACTGGGGTAATAGCACTAAGAAAGAATCATACGAATTATCAAACTGGAGGGATGATTTCAAAGCAACTGAATATGAATTTACTGATGTAATTAAACCAGAACCCATTAAAGGTGGAGTGATTGAGGAAGGTTCTTTTGATATCAATCCTAAGGCACATAAGCAGGCACAGAAACAACAGAAGATCAGAAATATGACTCAATCTCCCAATGAGAATGAGGCAAAAGTTGCAAAGAAAAAAGCAAAGGGTCCAGATCTCATGGGTGAGGCTAAAAAATGTTGGCCTGGATATGAGAAAAAAGGCACAAAGAAAATGTTCGGTAAGACTTATAATAACTGTGTAAAGAAAGAGGAGACTGAAATCAAAGAAAAGAAAGATCCTTGTTGGGATACTCACAAACAAGTGGGTATGAAAAAGAAGGGTGGTAAGATGGTTCCTAATTGTGTTCCTAAAGAAAATTATTCCAATTGGAGATCTGAAATTGAAGAAGGAGCCGCATGGACAAAAAAGTCTGGTAAAAATGAATCTGGAGGATTAAATGAAAAAGGCAGGAAGTCGTATGAACGTGAGAACCCAGGAAGCGATCTTAAGAGACCTTCAAAGAAAGTTGGGAACCCTCGTAGAAAGAGTTTTTGTGCGAGAATGAAGGGGATGAAAAAGAAACTAACTAGTAGTAAGACTGCTAACGATCCTGATAGCAGAATTAATAAGTCTTTGAGGGCATGGAACTGCTGATAGTTTATGAGTGAAGTATATCTTGGTAATCCCAATCTAAAAAAAGCAAATACACCGATCCCATTCACTGAGGAACAAATCATTGAGTATCTCAAGTGTGAAGAAGATCCGGTGTATTTTGCTAATAAGTATATTAAAATTATCTCTCTGGATGAAGGTTTAACACAGTTCAATCCATATCATTTTCAAGAGAAATTAATTAATAATTTTCACGAAAACAGATTTAATATCTGTAAGATGCCACGACAAACTGGTAAATCTACCACTGTGGTGTCATATTTACTACATTATGCAGTATTTAATGATAGTGTTAATATAGGTATATTGGCAAACAAAGCAGCAACTGCTAGAGAATTGTTAAGCAGATTGCAGACTGCATATGAGAACTTGCCTAAATGGATGCAGCAGGGTATTATATCTTGGAACAAAGGTTCACTGGAATTAGAAAATGGGAGTAAAATACTGGCAGCATCTACGTCTGCAAGTGCTGTCCGAGGTATGTCGTTTAACATCCTCTTTCTCGACGAGTTCGCATTCGTCCCGAACCACGTTGCTGACTCGTTCTTTGCCTCTGTTTATCCTACTATTACTTCTGGTAAAAACACCAAAGTAATCATTGTATCCACGCCACACGGTATGAATCATTTCTACCGTATGTGGCATGATGCAGAAAGAGGTAAAAATGAATATATTCCTACAGAAGTTCATTGGTCAGAAGTTCCCGGTAGAGATGTAGTTTGGAAAGAACAAACAATTGCCAATACTTCTGAAGAACAGTTTCGTGTTGAGTTTGAATGCGAGTTCTTAGGATCTGTTAATACACTTATTAATCCATCAAAACTTAAGACTCTTGTATATGAAGATCCGATACAGAGAAATGCGGGACTTGATGTTTATGAAAATCCAATTCAAGATCATAATTATTTGATTACCGTTGATGTTGCTCGTGGATTAGGAAACGACTATTCAGCATTTATTGTTTTTGATATTACGGAGTTTCCATATAAGGTAGTTGCAAAGTATAGGAATAATGAAATAAAACCAATGTTATTTCCAAGTATAATTTTGGATGTGGCAAAGGGATATAATCAATCTTGGTTGTTGATTGAAGTAAACGATATTGGAGATCAAGTTGCCAGTATTCTTCAGTATGATTTGGAGTATGAGAATATTCTCATGTGTGCTATGAGAGGTCGTAATGGTCAAGTTGTGGGATCAGGATTTAGTGGGAAGAAATCTCAACTTGGTGTTAGAACAACAGCAGCAGTTAAAAAATTAGGATGTTCCAATCTAAAGACTTTAATTGAGGATGATAAGTTATTAGCATCTGATTATGAAGTTATATCAGAATTAACTACATTTTCTCAAAAAGGAAACTCTTTTGAAGCAGAGGAAGGTTGTAATGATGATTTAGCAATGTGTCTCGTAATATTCTCTTGGTTAGTGGCACAGGAATATTTCAAAGAGATGACAGAAAATGATGTAAGAAAAAGAATATATGAAGAACAAAAAAATCAAATTGAACAGGACATGTCTCCTTTTGGATTTATTTCTGACGGATTCAATGATGAAACTACTTTTGTAGATAATTCGGGTGATAGATGGTATGCCGATGAATATGGTGACAGATCATATATGTGGGATTATATGTAATGACATTTGATGATGAAATTGAATTAGAACATTTATTGTTTTTTGATCGTAAGTGTAGAGTATGCGGAAATGTTAAAAATTTAATAGAAGATTACTATCTTACAAGGAAAGATAGAAAAACATTACCATCATCATATTCTTACGAATGTAAAGAATGTACTATAATTAGAGTTAGATCTAAAAAGAAAATCAAATCAAAATGGGAATATCCAGATTGGTGATAAATAAAAATAAATGAAAAAATTAGAAGATCCTAAAATTGTCTTACATTTAGATGTTCTTGTGAGAGATTTATATCCTGATTTGAGTGAAGAGCAAATAGACGAAGTAATATATGAAGTTTATCATCATTTAAATATGTATCCTCTGGTTGATCAGGTGAAAAGGAAAGTGCACGAGTATGTTCATGCGTTGTTTCCCCACTGAAAATACCCCTTTTCATAAATATTTTTAGATAAATTTGGCTGCGAGGGAAAAACAAGATGCCACTAAATTTAGCATCTCCCGGTATTGTAGTAAGGGAAGTAGATCTAACGGTAGGTAGGGTTGATCCTACTTCTTCCGGTGTTGGTGCAATCGTTGCACCTTTCGCACAAGGTCCTGTCGAAGTTCCTACAATAATCGGAAGCGAAAAGGATCTATTAGATACTTTCGGAAAACCATATGGTACAGATAAGCATTATGAGCATTGGCTCACTGCTTCTTCATATTTGGCATATGGTGGATCACTACAAGTTGTTAGAGCAGATAATGCTAATCTTCTAAACGCAAAAGTTGGTGCAGCTGCTAGCATCAAGATCAAAAGTTTAGATCATTACGAAGAACTTGGATACGATGAAAATCCGATTTCTGACATAGTTGTTGCTGCAAGAAGTCCTGGTTCTTGGGCAAATGGAATTAGAATTGGAATCATTGACTCCAAGGCAGATCAAATTCTTACTGTAAATTCAACATCAGATATTGTTGTTGGATATGGAGTTACTCAAACAATTTCATCAACTTTACCAGGTGCAGGAACAACTTCAGTTCTTGATGGTATTTTAAAAGGTATTGTAACAAATATTACTGCAGCAACAAATCAAATAGAAGTTAAAGTTCTTGAGCACGTTTCGCTTGGAGGAACAGTAACAGAAGTTGATTATCAACCTTCTGGAGTATATGCATTCTCTGGATCAGGAAACGTTGCTATTCATACAAACGGTACTGCCACTGGGGTAAGTTCAATTACGACCGTATCTTCAGAGCAAGATTGGTTTGATCAACAGACTTTAACAACAACTTCTACAACAAGTGTTAAGTGGAATACACTTGCCGATCGTCCCGGAACTTCTGCATATGCTGCAGCAAGAGGATCTAGATTTGACGAGGTACATGTTGTTGTAATTGATGGTGATGGAGACATTACCGGAAATAGTGGAACAGTTCTTGAGAAGCATCTTGGACTATCAAAAGCAAAAGATGCTGAATTCTCATTAGGTTCACCACAATATTGGAGAAAATTCCTTGTAAATGGATCTGAATTAATTTTTGGTGGTTCTCAACCTGCGGGTATAGTAACTACTGGATTTGATAAAGGAACATTTGATAAGAAAACTGATATTGGTTGGGACCAAAATGCAGAGGGAATTTCCTTTGCTGCAACTGGAAACAATAATTCAGAAATGACCGCTGGTTGGAATTATGATGGTGCAGGTAATATAGACAATGCTGGAGCATTGACTGCAGGTTTATCTGGATTAGTAACTGGATATGGATTATTTGAAAATACTGAACAGTACGATGTAGATTTCATCCTCATGGGATCTGCAGGATATGCTAAAGAAGATGCACAAGCACTTGCTAATAAGTGTATTTCAGTTGCTGAACTAAGAAAGGATTCAGTTGCATTCATCTCACCCTATAGAGGTGCGGCACTTACTGATACATCTGATGATAGAGCAGTGACCGTTAATTCAGCAGAAACTATTACAGATAATGTAATTAGTTTCTTTGCTCCTGTTACGTCATCTTCTTATGCAGTCTTTGATAGTGGTTATAAGTATATGTTTGATAGGTTTGCAAATACCTTCAGATATATTCCTTTAAATGGAGATATTGCCGGTCTCTGTGCAAGAAATGATGCAAATAACTTCCCATGGTTCTCACCAGCAGGAACTAATAGAGGAGCAATCCTCAATGCAGTAAAACTTGCATATAATCCAAGCAAGACACAAAGAGATAGACTTTATTCAAATAGAGTCAATCCAGTAATCTTCTCACCTGGTTCTGGTATTGTTCTCTTTGGAGACAAGACTGGATTTGCTAAGTCGTCGGCCTTTGATCGCATCAATGTTCGTAGATTGTTCCTCTTCCTTGAGGATTCAATTTCTGCTGCCGCTAAAGATCAACTCTTTGAATTCAACGATGAAATTACAAGAACTAACTTTGTAAATATTGTTGAACCATTCCTCCGTGATGTTCAGGCAAAGAGAGGAATCTTTGATTTCGTTGTTATTTGTGATGAGACAAATAACACTGCTGCCATTATAGATAATAATGAGTTTGTAGCAGACATTTTCATTAAACCCGCAAGATCAATCAACTTTATCGGTCTTACGTTTGTTGCCACCAGAACTGGTGTTTCATTTGAAGAAGTTATCGGTAACGTTTAATTTAGAGGTATAAAAAACAATGGCAAACCGTCAACAGGTAAATACTTTACCACTAAGAACTATCACCGACTTCAAAAGTAAGTTAAAAGGTGGTGGTGCAAGACCTAATCTATTTGAGGTGGAACTTACGTTCCCCTCGATAGTTGGAGTTCAAGATGAAAATGAAGTTCTTGATAATGCAAGATTTTTAGTAAAAGCAGCAAACTTACCTGCTTCTACAATCGCACCTATTGACATTCCTTTCAGAGGAAGAATCTTAAAGATTGCTGGGGACAGAACATTCGAAACCTGGACAATCACAGTTCTTAATGATGTTTCATTCTCTATCAGATCTGCTTTTGAAAAGTGGATGAATACCATCAATAAATTAGATAATGCGACTGGTGAAACTGATCCTGCACTTTATCAAGTAGACGCAAAGGTCAATCAACTCAACCGTGATGGTGGTGTTCTTAGAAAGTACATCTTTAAAGATGTTTTTCCAACTAACATTTCCGCAATTGATTTGAGTTATGAAACTACTGATACTCTTGAAGAATTTACTGTTGAAATGCAAGTACATTTCTATGAAGCAATTAAAGGTAATGCTTCAGAAGCTGGTGGTGAAAGCATTAGCTAAATAGTAAAATAACAGTCTAAGCAAGTTTATAATATGGCAAAACTTTTTGGTTTTTCTATTGAAGATAAAGAAAAAAAATCCAAGTCTATAGTTTCCCCCGTCCCCGAAAATAACGAGGACGGGGTTGATAACTATATTGCTAGTGGATTTTATGGTTCGTATGTAGATATTGAAGGACAATACAGAACAGAATTTGACTTAATTAAAAGATATAGAGAAATGTCACTTCATCCCGAAGCGGATGGAGCTATAGAAGATGTTGTAAATGAAGCAATCGTCAGTGATCTTTACGATTCTCCAATTGAAATTGAACTTTCAAATCTGAATGCAACTGATAATTTAAAAAAGGCAATTAGAAAAGAATTTAAGTATATTAAAGAAATACTGGACTTTGACAAAAAGTCACATGAAATTTTTAGGAATTGGTATATTGATGGAAGACTTTATTATCATAAAGTAATCGATACCAAAAAACCTCAGGAAGGTATTAAAGAACTGAGATATATTGACCCCATGAAAATGAGGTTTGTGAGACAAGAGAAGAAAAAAGATAAAAATGTTATTGGACCAAATATTCCTGGTCGTAATGAAGCAAAAAATGGAATTGCTCCTGAGATTGAAGAGTATTTTGTTTATACACCAAAACCAAATTATCCATCCGGAAACTTAACAGGTGGTGGTGGAACTAAAGGAACCAAGATTGCAAAAGATGCAATTACATATTGTACTTCGGGTCTTGTAGACAGAAATAAGGGGACTGTTCTTTCATATCTTCATAAAGCAATCAAGGCACTCAATCAACTTAGAATGATTGAGGATTCTCTCGTAATTTAC